TCACCGAGACCGTCGCCTTCCGTACGATTCAGGCGATGGTCCAACCCACGCAAAAGACCCTGTTAAATGCCGCAGTTCTGAACTGGCAGCAGGCGCACATCACGATATTCACGCCGGACCCTGTAAAGAACGGCGAACTAGTCGAATACGCCGGGGCAGACTACAGGATCGTGCAGGTCAACAACTGGCTTGACTACGGATATATCGAGGCCATATGTGAGGCCACCAATGCCGCATTGGTCGCAGAAACAATCACACCGCCGGGAGGGCCATAATGCCAAGCCCGGCAGTCAGAACCGCCCTGGTCGTCCGTGACCTGCTCGGTGTGGACGAATCCACCATCCGGATTGGTCGGTTGGATTGGGAGCGGGAAACGTTCGACACCGAGATAATCGCAGTTGATGTCCTCGGAACTGCCACGGCGGTTTTCCAGGGGCAACGATACGATGGCACTGCTGAACAATTGCAGCAAGTCGCAACTTACCGGGTGCCGATGGTGATTGACTTTTTTGGTCCGGATGCGTTCGGGCGGGCTGCACGGTTCAGGCTCGCCATGCAGACCGAAAAGGCCCAGGCACTGCAAGCCGAGCATCAAATCACCCTTGGCCACGTCGCCACCCTGAATGACCTATCCGGCCTTGTAGGGACACAGCGGACCGGGCAGGTGCAGGCGACACTAACGGCGCTTTACACAACGGCCCAAACCGACGATGTGAAGCGAATCGACACAACAACCCTTGATTTTCTATGGAGTAAATGACTATGGCCGACATTAGCAAAATCGTAAACGTCGCCTTGATTCCGGAGGGCAAAGCTGCCCAGCCCGCGAACATGAACGACGTGTCAATCCTAACCAAGGAGCAAGGCGTTCTGTCCACGGCGGAACGTTATCGGTCCTACCGTTCGGCGTCGGCTGTTTTGGCCGATTTCGGAGCATTGTCCGAGGTCACAGAGTTTGCCAACACCATTTTCGCCACGTCCCCAAACGCTACCCAGTTCGGCGGCTCGCTGATTGTCGGGTATTGGCGAGGGGATGCAGAAGAAGTCACACCTGCCACCAGCGGCAAGCTCACCGGGGAAGACATTGACCCAGCCGCCGCACTTCAGGCCTTGCAGTCAATCAGCGACGGAACGATGAACATCACCATTGATGGGGCAGTCGTCGCATTGTCTGCCTTGGACTTCACCGGGGCCGTGACCATGGCCGATGTCGTTTCCCTGCTGTCAATCGCCGGGGCAACCGTTGAATATGACGCCGGGACATTCACTGTGGCCAGCATTTCGACCGGGGCAGCCTCCACTGTCGGGATTGCCACTGACCCGGGAACCGGAACTTTCATCGGGACCATCCTGGGATTGACCGCCGGGGCCGTGCCTGTCGATGGTGTTGATGCCGAGATTCTGCCGCCGGAAACTAAGCTGGAGGGCGTCGCAGAAGTCCGGGCCGCCGTCGAATTCCGGGGAGCGGCCTTTATCGACCCGATTGATGATGCCGATGTCCTGGGTCTGGCAACCTGGGCAAAGGCCAACGGCTGCTTGATGTATGAAACTTTCGGGCAACCGGCCTATTTGGTCAAAATGCCCGGCAACCCGGTCTGGGATGTCGCCATGGCCGGTTTGTCCAATTTCCGATGCCTGTATTCCGCCGCAAACAACCGAAAACTTGCGGCGTCGTACATGGCCAGGGCTCACACGGTCAACTTTGCCGCCTCGAATTCAGCAATGACAATGCAACTCAAGACCTTGGCCGTCCCTGCCGAGACATACAGTGATACGGTCATGGAGGCCGCCGCCGCCGTGGGTCTTGACGTGTACACCACAATCAAGGACGTTCCCGTCGTCGTTTGCTCGATGGCCAATGATTTTGTGGACAATGTGTATAATTTGATCGCCTTCATAAGTCACGTCCAAACCGACCTTTTCAACGTGTTGAAGGCGACCGGGACCAAGATTCCGCAGACCGAAAAGGGAGTCTTGGTGCTGATTGACCAGGGCGAGAAAACGTCCAGGCAGTTCGTGCGGGCCGGGGTGTTTGGACCGGGGGAATGGGCAAGCCCGGACTATTTCGGGGATGACATCGAGACTTTCAAGGCCAACATCCGGGAGTTCGGTTTTTACTGGCTGGCTGGCAGTCTGGCCGACCAATCACAGGCCGACCGTCAAGCCCGAAAGTCCCCAGTGTTGCAGTGCGCGGTCAAAAACCAAGGGGCAATCCACAGCGTTGATGTGATCATCAACTTCAACATCTAATAGGAGGCGACCATGAGTGTTATTGTTTATCCGAGCGGTGCTTCTACCTTGATCTTGAACGGTTTCGCTTTCACGGGATTTGCCGAGGGCAGTGAAATCGCCTTAGAACCGTTGAACCCACTGTCCGAGGCCAGCATCAGCCAGGATGGCGGGATGTCCATCAATGAACGGATTGACCGGGACGTGTACGACCTGACGATCCGCTTGCAGCGCAATTGTCCCGATGACGCAATGGTCAACCTGTGGCGAAATGCCCCGGGTATCATGGTGTTCGACGGCTCGCTGAAATGCCCCATGATTCGGGACGGCAAGCCAACCACCGAAAGTTGGCAGTTCTCCACTGTGCGAATCACGACACAGCCGGGGTCCGACGTGAACAACCAGGACGCCGAAAATGTCAGCGAATGGAAGTTCAACATACGGGTCGGGCGGAGGATGGTCTAATGTCACCAATTGACGAGCTCCAACGAATCAACGAGACTGGCAAGATGACCATCAACGGCCGTGAGTATGCCTTTACGGCCATGAGGCACAAGGAGCGGCGGAAAGTGTTCGCTTTTTTTACCTCGATTAGGGGCCAGCTCGAAGAAAACAGTTTCGCCTTCATGGACGAACCAAAATTCGATGAAATCATGGGGGTAATCGAAAACCTAGTCACGTTCGACGGGTCGCTGCTGTCCCGGTTGGGAACACACTGGGACCTATACTCCCAAGATTTCATCGAATTCGTGGTAACGGCGATGGGGGTGATGTCATACCCTTTTTTGGTCGGCAGCCGTACCGGCTCGCAATCGGCAGGCGTCCCCAGGGAGAAAATCTAATCCGGTTTACCAACCTGGATGACGACAGGATCACGACGCTGGCCTTGGTCAGGGCGGGTTACGGCTCATTGGCAGAAATCGAGGCACTAGACACGCCGGACTTCCTGGATTTAGTCGAATTCGAGGCCATGACCCGGGACCTGGAGTTCCACGCGGCCAAGCAGGGGTCAAAGGGGCAGTGATATGGGCGTCCTAACAAACGAAGTTGTGACCGTCTTTAGTTTCTCCGGCCAACTGAACAAGCTCAAAAATTACAACGAGATGGCAGACAAAGCCCTGAAACAGGCCGGGGCTTTGTCTGCCGCCCTGCTAGGGGCTACCACCGGGGCCGCAGTCTGGGCAAATAAAATGTTGGACGGGGTCACAGCGTCGCACAACTTCGCACGGGCGCAGGGCTTGACCGTCGAACAGCTCCAGGCCCTGCAATGGGCTGCAGAATCGACCGGGGGCAGTGCCGAGGCCCTGAACATGTCAATCAACCAGTTAGGTCAGCGAATGGGCAAATACGCCCAACTTAGCACCGGTGAGGTGGCCAGGGCATTCCAGGCGATGGGGGTAGCCGTCAAGGACGCCAACGGGAAGTTGCGCCCCACCGTTGATGTCCTGTCTGATATCGCCGAAGCGTCCAAGGGGATGGACGCACAGTCTCGGGCAAATTTGGCGCAACAACTGGGGATTGATAAGACCGTCCTGGGACTACTCAAGGAGGGTGCCGGGGGGATTGCCGCACTGACTGCCGAGGCCACGTCCTGGGGACTGGTGTCGAGCGAGCAAGCAGCGAGGGCCAACGAATTCACTAAGTCCCTGACCGCCTTAAAATTCCAGGCCAAGACCGTTGCCCAGCGTCTAGCGATCGAGATGCTGCCAGCCATGAATGATTTACGGCAAACATTGCAAGACCTTTTGAAAGACAACAAGCAGTGGCTGGACAAAGGGCTAGGCAAAATCGGTGAAGCAGCGAAGCAAGCCGTCGCCTTCCTCAAGCGAATGGCCCCAATCCTGGCCGTAATCGGTGTTGCGCTGCTGGTGGCATTTGCGCCCGTTTCCCTGATGACAATCGGGATCATTGCCGCAATCTTGGCCATTGATGATCTGATTGTTGCCTTCAAGGGCGGCGAATCGGTCATAGCCAAGTTTTTTGACTCGTTCGGGGTGGATATCCGACCGGGCCTGCAGGATGCGGTCCAATTCGTCAAAGACCTGTTTGCCGAAATCGTGGCCTTCGGGAAGGCCCTGTTGCCGCCGATAATTGAATTCGTCAAGGCAGTTATCCCGGCGGTTATCGACATTGGCCGGGCCATCGGTGCAGTGTTTGGGTATTTTATCAATGTTTTCCAGGGCGTCA